AGAGGATGCCTTATCATCCATCTTTGCCATATCAGGATCTAGAACATTAACTCCATCAAATCCACCAAACATGAAGTTTGTAAATTTTGTAAATCGTGAAAATCTATTAAAGTACACTGAAGATGTTAGTGCAAGAAGAGATGCAAATGTCATACGATCCCTACTTGCCAGATTATCTCTAACAGTGTAATTTGAAGGATTGACGATTCCATTTCTAATGTATGCTGTCTCTAATATGTGATCAGCTGCAGATCCTGTTATCACTGTGTTGGCAGTTATTGAAAGATCTGTTACAAGTGCATTTGATAGTGCTACCCTTGCCATAGTAAACTTATTATTATTGAATGAATCCGCGCCCGATCCGGTTACCAGTGCATCAAGCTTAGAAATTCCTAAGAATTTAGAATAATTTCTAAAGAGATCGTTGATCTCGCTAGAGACGTTAGAATTTAGCACTCCGTCTGCCATCTCTGCTTCTCTCGGAACTCTTGTAAATTTTGTTCCCCAGTAAAATCTTCCATCTACATTTTCATCATCTCCAGGCTTTCCAATATAATTGGGAAAAGATGAAGACGCCATAACCTTTCCTCGTGTCACCTTGAATCTAAATGGAACTGGAGGTAGAATTGAGCCTGTAAGAGACGAAGCATCACTTCGAGCTGATCTGTGGGTTGATCCCCCATATGCTCCTGTAACAAATGTTAGCCTTCTTCCTTCAGAGCTTCCTGCACCGCCCCTGACACCCGTAACAGAGCTATCAGTAAGAGTGTCGCTTGTTTTGATGGATGCAAATCCTCGGAATCCGAATGGGAGAGAATTTTTAGGAACATTTCCCTGCTCTAGAGAGGGATTCATAACAACTCTTATTCTAGATGACTTGTTGGGATATCTACCCTTTACCAGAACCTTTCTCTCATCCTCAGATTCAGCATCAAAGTTATAATATGCTTTATAATCTCCTATCTGCTTAGCAATATAGTCATCATCTAGAGGATTAAGTGTGCATTGAGGATATTGCTCCAATATCTGGGGAGCTGTATCGGTGTCATTAAATGCTCTCACCTCTACCTGGAAGCTTCCGTAAGGATCCATTGGATTAGAAGATTTTCTAACGTTACTTATGGAAATTTTGAATCTTTGGTTTGCAATCATTCCGTCAGAGATACATTCAAAGTGAAATAAATTGTACTCCTCTTTTCCATAAGGCTGTGATATAAATGATGTTGTTCTTGGAGAGGTATATCTCGTATCGAATCTTCCAAATGTATCTGTAAATGATAGTCCAGATATCCCTGAGGATACTGAACTTAATGAAGACCCAGACATTAAAGCAACCGAGCCGGATTGAACTGTTGAGGTACCTGGAACATCTGCCACTACAGCTAGCTCTGTCTCCACAGGGAAGTGTGCATAAAGAACATGCTGGTCCACCTCAAATCTAGAGGGATCAGTGTTAAGAATTTTTCCAATATAGGTATCGGATACTGGATCGAGAGACGCTGTGTATATTCTTATTCCTGGAAAATTATCATCATTTGCAAATTCTGCACCTGAGGATGATGATAATACTAGCTTAAACTGACCGACAGCGTTAACTGTGGCAAGATCGGACTGTGCAGAACCTAGGGTTCCCCAGCTAGCACTTTGCATACAAATTATCTCAAATCTTGATGCAGTAGTTGTAAAAAGCATTCCCCTGATCAGATTAATTGTTCCGCCTGTTGCTGCCTCTGTTGCTAGAAGAGGCTCAGGAAGAAAATAGCTATCATTATCAGTGAATACTGGAAATCCGACTCCCTCTCCGCTTGAAGAAACATAGTGTCTAGCAGCTATAAACTGAACCGCACCATTAAATCTTCCATCAGGATTAGTTGCTCCAACTGACGGAGCTGTTCCAATAACCTTAAAACCAGCGCTCTTAACAATGCCTGCTACTCTTGTATTTTCTATGTCAGTTGTGCTCTCATTAGATCCAGCCCCAAGAACTCGGACGTAGGTTAGTGCTGTTCTATATTTGAAAAACTCCATAACCGCGTATGGTCCAAACATCTTAGGATCAAGAGATCCAAATTTCTTTTCAAAGTCTGCAAATGAACCTAGGGTTACAGGTACGAAGGCTGGGCCCATCTGTGATGTTCCGGCAACACCAGCTGGAACACCCACGATCTCACTTTCCCTTTGTGAGAGATCAATCTCTCTCTCAAAAAACCCAGGTGATCTGAATGTCTGTTCGGCCATTTATGAAATCTCCCGTATAACGCTTTACACATATAACTATTTCTTAAATTGACAAAAGTCCCTAATCAGATGCAGTATCTAGTGTAGTTTGTAAGTCGACTGTTATCCTTGAACTTGCAACAGTCTCTCCGGCTCTTTGATTCCTAGTAAGAATTCGAACATATCTTTCTGTTTTTTTGCCTGTAAAGGGATCAACTATTGTCTCTAAAAGCCTCTCATCTCCCTGTCCTCGCATTCCAGGAGCTTCTCCGTGAACATTAAGATCTTGGACATCGCTAAGGACAAATTTATTATAATTGACCACGGCATCAGGATTTTCATCTACTACTGATACCTGCGTACTAGTTTGAACATACCCAAATTCTATCTGGGGAGCGGAATAAAATTTTCTAAAAGGCGATGGTTGTCCATCATTCCTAGGTGCAAGAAGGTAGGACGGGATTGACATATTGAATGTATATTTGATAATTCTCTCGTCTGAAGAAAAGTCTGAAAAATTGTCTTCGGTATTAAACGGACCTTTGACATACGCTACATATGTGTGGCCTGTCTTTGACTCTATAAGAAAGCCCTCATCCTGACCATCAAATTGAGAAAAGAATATCTCCATTATCTGATTCATTTGTTGCATGTATTGTGTCCAGAATGTTATCTCATAGTTTAGAGTCATAAACATGGGATACGGAAGAGTTATTATCTCAAAAATATTGTCACCAATGTCATTCCTTAATAAATTACCGCTAGGATCACCCATTAATGACAGATTTGTTAAATTTCTTCTTGACGCTAGCCGTCCTGCTTTTGAAACACTTCCAGGAAAAATATCCGATCGTGCAAAATTTCCCCTATCTGCTACATTGTGCTGACTTTTGAGTCTTAATTTATTAACAATCTTTTGATAATCTCTATCTCTGGGATCTAATCTCTTTCTTACGATGTAGTCCTGCTGATCTCGAAAAGATATCGCTGTTCCGTACCCTCCCTGAGAGGGAGAGTGATCTATGCTTGTCCGATGAATAGAAATTATAGGAAGTATGATTGCATTATTTTTATCTCGAATTGTGTGCTTTCTTCTTGTGAGCGCAAATCTCTCACCTGTAGAAAATACTATAGGCACCTTTTTAGACTGATCCTTTATCTTAACTTGAAAAGCTAATCGATTATCAAAGAGATCAAAAAGTGCCCTATCCGTCTCTTCTATTCCCGAAGCGGGAATGTTAAAATCCTCTGGTACTGCTCCCTCATATCCAGAATCTATTTTTCTAGTAGACATTAACAATCATCTCCATAAAATGCTGAACCAGCCCCCTCAGGATCTCCCTGGGGAGATATTTCTGCAGGGCCGGATATAGGCTTAGTTAAAACACCGTCTTTCTGTAGTGCACGAATGTCACCGGTCGGGCCCTCAGCATTCATACGAAATCCTCTTTGCTGAATAAATGTATTTTCAACAGCGTCGGGATCGGAATATTTTTCGTCTGTCGGTCCAAATGTAACTGCATGGAACTGTCCCAGTCTTGCTTGTTTTCCTGTTATGGTTACAAATCCCTTATGTTCGACCTGACCATAAATCGTATTAGAGTCTGGAGCTGTTATTATCTCAAAGAAAACTGATCCGTAGCTAAAGAAGTCTCCCTCGAGAATTACAATTCCCTTGTCTAGTAAGTCCCTTTCCTGAAGGTATACTTCTATAGTATAATAGTCTTCGCTTCCAAAGAGGTTTGCCCTTACATCCTGGGGTTGATATTTAACCAGGCACCCTATTTCAATCGGGTTTTCAAAAACTTTCTCTATAGCCTCTTCATAGACATCGTGAATTCTTGTCTTCACTTCCGATATCGGAAAATAATAGATCTTCTGGCCCACGACATCCTTGACGACTTCCTTTGCTATGTCGTTTATGAAATTTATCTCTCTGGGAGTTATGAAAAATCGTGCCATCTTTTATCCCATAAAAATCGCCCAGCCATTTGTCATAGGAACATAACGAAGCTGCTTGTTGACAAATTCTGCCCTATTGGCAGCGGTCTCCATCAGCTTGTCATACGTCATTGTCTCTAGCATCTCTCTTAGCTGGGTTTTTAAATTTGTGATATCTTCCCTGCCCTGTGTAACTAGAGCAGTTCCGTTTAGTGTTAGATCAGAGCCTGGTATTGGAACTGTTCCAAATTTGCTTCTAACTAGTCCCAACAATTCTTTAGATAGGGCAAGTGAAAACTGTCTGACCCATTGTCTACCAATACTGTTGATATTAGTGTATTCTAAATTTCCAAATGGAATATCTGATAGATTGGACACTCCTCGTATCGTATCATCCTGATAGGAGGGATTAAGCGGGTCCGAGAAAAATTTCACTCGTAAGAATAATTTTTTGGCATCCTGCTCAGTTGGCATAGGATAAATTCTTATATGAGTTCCAATTATCTTATATGAATAATTTGATCGTCTCACACGGTTGGATAAATCAAGCTGTCCCGCACGCAAAATATCCTCAAAGACAGGAAGTACATAAAATATTGTCTCAGGTGTAAATGACTCAAAGCTGAACTCATTATTAAGATAGTTTATAGCTGAAGTTGTATCAAAAAATCTATAAGCTGCCTGAGGGCTGAAGTGGAATACTTCACTTATTTGCAATTTTGTCCTTAAGGGATTTAAACTGGAAGAAAATATAGAATTGCCTCTTGAATCCTTTAGCTCATTATATATGTCGTAATCCTGCCTGCTAGCAGATAAATTAATAGATCCGGAAATCATATCATATGATCCTCCAGTTCCAGCTTCAGATGCGTAAGGCTCTGCAACCCTTGTTAAAAAGTCTAAATTTTCTCTAGGATACTTATTTTCTGACCCTGACATGACCCCTGAGGATCCTGTTATGGGCATTCCTAAAAATTGAACCATTTGAGATTTAGCCTGATACTGATTGAGTATTGCTCCAAATTCTAATGCAGACTCTTCGAGAGTCGCCCATATTTGTTTTTTTGTTAACTCGACGCTTAATATATCATCACCCATCTTTCTTTTGATAAATGTTACAATATTATCTGCCTCTGTTTGAAAGTCAGTCTCATTATCAAAAAATCCAAATGGAGTAGGATTTGTCGTATTAGCAAATGATGCCACCTGTTTTCTCCCTCACAAAAGTCACAGTTCAATAATAAATATGCACCGATGTTATAGTTTCCACATCGAAAAAAATTCAATTAATCCTTTCTATTCGTTGATCATAATGATCTTTTATCACTATCGATCTACAAGGTCAATTATAGAATTTTAACCATTTTCAAATTTATACCCAAATTTTTTTATTATTGGGCTAAATCTCTCTTCAACCAGTTTAATTGTTACTGGATCGTAGTACTCTGAGTAATGTGTGCTTAATTTTCTTAAATTTGTCTTAAATCTGGGAACTGAATCAAACTTCACTCCTATCAAGTTACAAATATGCCTACAGTCTTCTTCTAGGCGTTCATATCTTATGGTGAAATCAATATCATCAGTATAAAATTTTTTAGATGCCCATGATAGCCAGTCCAGTGAAGATATTAATCCGTCTGAATCTCCCCATGCAGTATCTGAAAATGATCCCAGGGTAAATAAAAATATTCTAAACTTTCTTATTAGGTCTATCCTACTGTCGTCTTTATTGGGAACTATATCCTTTCCTCCCCACGACTTTCCGCTAAAAATACTCCACCACCAGTAGGATACACACATATCCCATGGGTTTCGAACTGCTGATATTTTTGTGTATTCACCCCAGCTGTCTCCCGTCTTATTATAGAGAATGTCTGGAGATGAATGAGGGTGAAATCTTGATAGCCCGTTTGACTGGTCTATATTATTTCTTGACCTGTAGGTTTCGAATATGTCACCGGTATCATCCCTGAGGTCTTTGTGAATTCCCGGGCCAGTGAGAAGATCGTCATCATCACACTCTCTGGAAAGCATTGCTTCGATGCTAGTTCCAGCTACCTTCATTGGTTTAAAAAATATGAATTCTCTGTGATGACAGATTATCATCTATTTCTTTTTCTTTTTATCCTGTGTCTCAACCGGGCTCTCCTGTTGATCTTGGGCTGGCAGGCCTATAAACACATTGATTGCTGAACATATCTCTCCTGCCTCTTCTAGTGAATAGCAACCCTTTGATTGGGCGAGTCTTACGCCTCCAATCAATGTATTCAATGCTTTAATTTGAATATCTTCAACTGACATCTGAAATCTCCTAAGAATGTCTCTTTATCATTATAACAATGTTATTAATTTCGTTTATTAAAATTTTAATTGAATTCACTATCTATGAAGAATTGGCAGCTGAGCTACAGCATTTGCAGGCCTGATTGCTCCTGACGATCTTGATAAGACACCCCAGCCATCAGGTGTCCACATGAGAATAACGACTGACCCTATATTTGTCGTAGATATTTTTGAATAAGCTCCGGCTGTTGTAGCAGGTGTTATATCAACAGTATTGTTGGTGGAGGAAAAAATAACTTTTATCTGTCCCACTGACGAACCATCTGCTAGTGTGACCCGCTCATTGGCGTCGTGGTCAAGAATTGAGACAGGTATTGTAGTGCTAAGAGCATCACGATCATTGCTCTTAATCTCAGCGCCCAGGGATAGAGATAATATCTTCTCTAGTGAAACAGGTGCGCCGTGAACCATCAAGGACCAACCCTTTTCACCCCTTTCAATGTCTGCACTGGTCAATATTGGCATAGAACCCCCCTTAGCCCAAGTCATGGTGGGCAATATCATTATTATAGCATTATGAGTGATTTCGTTTAGGTAAAAAAAATGCGGCGGCTTTTTCAAGCCGCCGCAAATAGACCTTAAAGCCTATATTTCTTAGATGATGCTCATATCCATGACCGTAACGGTACCGTAGAAGTCAGCTCGAACCATTCTCTTGCCGTACCGAGTCATCACGCCCTTGCGAGGTGTGAAGTCTTCAGGAGCGAAGATTGTAGGAGTGACGATCAGCGGAACGTACGGAGCGTAGACATATCCTGTTTCCAGGTAGCTTCCACCCTTGTAGCCAACGAGGATCTTATTCCGTGGGAAGTACGGATCCTTGTAAACCGTGAATCGATTACTAAGAGTTCCAATCGGTGCTGCACCCAGTGTGAATGGATTCCCTACCTGACCGTCGCCATCAAGGCTGTAGTTAGGCTTGTAGAGTACCGATGCCTCAAAGATTGTTGCAACTTCAGGCGAACATACGCAGAAGTTAGCAGATCCTCTCAGAGTCTTTCTGTGAATCTCATTAGCAACGTCGATGATTGTCTCAACGAGAGTCTCATACCATTCGCGGACAGTACCCGTGAAGGATGGATGTCCGGCAACTGTCGAAACATTGTTAACTAGGTTACCATTCGTCTTATTAACGAATCTACCAGGTGCTCTAGACCAGTAGTAGTTAGCTCCCTTCGCCTGATTAAGAAGATCATTAAGGATCTCTCTATCAATTTCCAGAGCGATTTGCTCTGACAGGATCTGAGTGAGCTCAACCTCAGCGTCGAGGCTGTGGTAGGCATTCAAGTCCTGGGCGAGTTCTGGTGACCAGCGAGCGCGCAATTTGCGTGTTTGAGCCGTGACCGCAATAGACTCGATCTTGATATCAATCTCGGGAATATTAGGGGACGGTGTAGCAGCAAAGTTCGACTCAAAGGTCGGAATCGTTAGAACGTCACCTGCTCGAGTGTCAACGTTTAGAGTCGCACCCACAGCGTAAGAAGCTGTTAGGTTGTGATCAGTTGTTGGCAATGGGGAGGTTGCGCCCAGGGTCGAAAGCGATCCCGATAAAACAACGAGCAGTGCAGCATTCGGAGTTGTCCTTGTTGCCATAGGAGCTGATGTAAACCGCCTTGTGTTAGAATTCCATGTTCCCAGCTGATTAAGTCTGCGAAGATTAAGAAGATTCGCACCAGCCTGGAATGGTTGAGTATCTCCCACATTGAATTCATGCAGACCGCCTGCATTATTCACAATATCGAGACCAGCGCCACTATCTGCCTGTGAGTACAAAGAGAAATCATTGACCTGTGTTAAATCAATATCTGCTGGCAGGGTGGATGCCTGGATAACCAGCAGCTGAAATTGACCGTCGGCGGCTGGTTGCCCTCTGGAAGAAAGATTGTCTGTGATGGTATCAATAACCTGAGGGTCAAATTGCAATATTCTTGCATCTGATCCCGTAGCTGCGCACCATGCACCAGCGTGGAGAACATTATCCTCGCTTCCACCGCCGTATGCTCCAGAGGCTAAAAGACTCAGCTGTGCTCCAACTGCCCTAAGGTGAACCTTAGAATAAGATGCCCCAATGAGATCGTATTGACCGCCAACGGCTAGTGATCCAGATTGAACCCCTCTACCTGTTGGAAGGTTGTAGATCGATTGTCCCTGAGTGTAGGTTTGAGCACCAGGAGTTGTTCCTGCTGCGCCTGTATTCAGTACAGAGTCACCACCAACGTTGGACCCGTAAGTGTAATCCAGGTAAAAGAGAAGACCAGAAGGAAGACTCATCGGCTGGATAGATACGAGCTCGTTAGAGATCAATCCGCCGAATACACGACGAACGATTGGGAATGCGATATTGGTAAAGCCGCGGATATCACCCGAGGACGTACCAGCACCAGCACCTGTTCCAATGCTATTCTGCTCTCGCAGAAGCTGTGCAGCTTGATTTTCCAAAAGACGGGACATTATCTCCGCTTTTTGATCCTCAAGACCGCGGAGAAGGCCTGTTCGGCTCCATTTCTCCATGAGACGGTTGCCCTCAGCACCCACGTTTCGATCGCGGATACCCTCAGTCAACTGTTGTAGTGTGAACGACTTAGACATTTTTTTTACTCCTTAGTGTAATACATTTAATTTTATGCAGTTGTTCTTATTTCTTATCCGGAATCCCAGCCAATCGAGCCCATCGATCAACCTCAGAAGAAGCTGTTTGTGCAGAAGATCTGCCAGTTGTTCTTGAGGATGAACCAAGTGCCCTGCGAGCAGTAGATTCTTTTAGAGGACCTTTCGGACCTTTAGAAAAAGACTCCATAAGAGTCTTATAAACAAGCTTCACCTCTCTTAAGCTTTTTGCATTGTCAATTGACTCAACAACCGATCTCCTCTGAGAGGAAGATACGCTTTTGCTTTGCAATAGCTTATTGACGTATAGAAGCTTGGCGTTAAACAGGTTTAAATCTGTCAACTGCTCACGAAGTGTTCCAACTGCACTTCTGTATTCACTGAGCCTTCCCTGGAGAGATCGATTCTTGCGTCTCTCTTGCCTAATAGCCTCGGATAGCTTATTGAGTGTCACCTTAAGTGGATCACCCTCTGCCTTTCCTCCGCCAAAACTGTCGCCTCCTCCCTTGCCGGTGCCGCCAAAGGCGCCCTTGACGCCAACTTCAGCTGCGCCCTTTCCGCCCCAAGAGTGAGACATATCATTTTTAATACCTTTAATTTTTGCTAGCTCCTTTGCCTCGGAGATTCTATCCCGCAGCCTAGCAATTTCCGAGCGGAGGACGCTTTCTTCAATTTCGAAAACCTCCTCTTCTTCTTCCTCGACATCAACGTCCTCATCTTCTTCCTCGACATCAATATCAAGATCCTCATCTGCATCCTCATCTTCCTCGTCAGATACCAATGTAGCAAGAATCTGTATCTCAGGATCTAGCTCCACGTCTCCCAAATCAATCTCAATCTTATCTTCATTGAGAGTGTGGCTAATTCCCAGTGATTTTAAAATCTCTGAAAGTTCCTCAGTTTCACTTTCTTCTTCTACTTCTACGTCGTCATCCTCTGACATTATCGCAGCAGTAAGGCTGGATAGTTCATCGAGGTCAACTTCATAAATCACATCACCTGATTTATTCATTTTAGAATTCTCCTGTTGGGCACTCATATCATTATTTATTCTCGAAGTAGCAAAAAGATCTATGTTTTGACTAAGTTTATTAGCAACTTGTAGCAATTTTTCTTTATCGTCATCTTCTAGAGAGTCAAATGATTCACTTAAAGCATGTTTTACAGATTCTTTTGAGCTCACATCAGATATTTTTTTGTCACCAAATATCTCTAAAAGAGACATTAATGCACTTTCATCTAAAATAACATCTTGTGAGTTATTTGAAATTATTTCTGATGCGACACTTTCCAAAATATCGCTCTCATCTTCTTTATTGTTATCTTGATTCATAAGCTGTTCTTCTATAAAACTTCTAATTCTGGGAGTGACTGCTTCAATAATGGCATTTTTGGCATTTTGTTCAGCGGTCTCCCTCAAGAGCTTAGCATCAGCAATGGCTTCATCATAAACTGTTTTAGGCATAGGTCATCCTCTCCAATATTAATTATTATGCAGAATATTATTTTGCATTATCACTTTGATCTTCTAACTCATCTATTCTATTTAATAGCTTCAATATTTTGATTTTTTGACGCAATATTGATCTTTCATCGGGACCTAAGTCCATTATATCAAAAAATCCATACTCAGGTATTTCATCATCTACAAGATTGTTAATCGGAGCTCGTGATGATCCGTACTGAGTTCCCGTTCTCCTGTAAGGCCCTGTCGTTCTAAATGCTTGATTTGCATCACCAGATCCCAATGGAGGGCCATCAAATCCCGATGGGTACAGAGTAGAATGAGGAAAGGGTGCTATTCCTTTGGATGCCTTTGGCAGCCTCTGACCCTTTGGAATGGGCATCATTGCCTCTCCTATTCCTCCTCCTCCCAATCCTAATGCCCACCCTATGCTTGTCTGTCCAAGAGACCCTCTATCAGCACGAGGCCAAAATGCAGGATCTGGGTTTACTACGTTTTTATTGATCATTTTAATAAAATGATATTCGTCATCCATGTCAAAGTCTTCATCTTCTTCATCTTCTTCATACTCGAGTGGAGGCTCTGTATATATTCCTGTTTTCGCCGATCCCATTGATCTTTCTGATCCCTGCCCTGTTCCAAAGCTTGGCGTCTTTTGAGCACGTCCATAGCCCATCCCCTTTCGGGGGTCTATTGTCGCAGATTTGGGATTATAGTATAGTCTTTTCGCCATAAGAGATTATTATGCGCTGCCGTCAGACCCAGCGTAGGATTTTCCACTAATATAAGACCCAAGTGTCTGCTTCTCAATTTCCGAGCTTGTAGTAAAGGGAGATTCAAGACCTCCTAGACCGGATCCGTATTCTGGTGCACTACTGGGAATCGTTCCGGTAAATACTTCCTGATCGGCAGCTGACGTGCTTCCCGGACCAGGAGAGTCAGGATTGGGAACATAGGGAGTTGCTGGTAATCCGCCGCCGCCAGTTTCAACTGTTTCTAAATCAGGAGCAACCTGTTCGGAGTTAGCTGGATTAACTGTATAAGACGTACTAAAATTTGGAAATCCAAATCCATCAGTTACACTTCCATCTAGGACTTCATTCTGATATGTGGTTTTTCTCTCTTCATCATCTATTTCATTAAGTCCCCCGGGCAGCGGGGAATTTGAAAAAATGGCATTTAAATTTGCCTGATTTCTGGCTCCGTAGGGTTTGTCAACTGGTGCAGCTGGTTCAACAATTGTTTGTGGTTGTGATGCCATTGTAAGTTTCTCCTAAAATACTCAATTATAATTATTCGACATATAAAAAAGCTTGCTATTTATCCTTTATTAGTTTCTTTTTAAGAAGGAATTGAGCTCTAGAAATCTGATCTGCTTTTTTTCTCAGCCTTGCCTCTTTGATTCCTAGAACTTTGATAAAGTCAATAGGATCAACTAAGTTTTTGCCTCCTGCCCACGCATCCTCTACAGTTTCTACATCATCGACAGGAATAACTCCTGACTTTTGCATCTTTTTCTTTTCTTCAATAATAATTCTTTTTAGCTGATTCAGTGTAAGATCTTTAGACAATTTGCCCTCCAGTGAAAGTCACATTTATACATATATCATAAGTCAACAAATTAAGATAACTTGGACTATTCTACTTTAATCTTATGGAGGGTGCGAATGCTAAGTCTGCCCACTTCGATGATGCTTCACTAAAAATATCTTCGGGTCTTGAATTAGCCATTGCCCTTGCTGCAGAATCTCCCGAAGCTGCTGTGGGAAGAGCCATTCCTCCGGGACCCATTCTATCAGCAGATACTTGTTCCTGCAATGTTGTCTTTGCTGTGTCCATCAAGATAGATGATAATACAGGGTCATCTGTCATCTGATTTGCCGTATTAGCTATATTTTTTTCAAAATCTTCATTTTCTCTTAAATTTTTATTTACTGATATCTTATCAAGACCAATTCTTCTCTCAGATCTCTCAGATATTCTATTGCGACTTGCTCGAGTTCGGCTTTCTCGAGTGAGGCTGGCCGCGGGAGTGTCAGAGATTTCCGGTGACATCAATCCCTCTTGTAGAATTTCAACAAGGCATTCTTTAACAATTAATTTCAATGCTGTTTTTGTAAACTTCGCCATTTCTTTGCTACCAGTCTAAAATATCATTAAAAATTCTATCAATTCTATCACTTGAGGTAAAATGTTTATCTAGATCCTCTCTGGTGATCTCCCTCCCCTCTCTCATCATGAATGCTCCGGGGGTTGAGGGCTCACTAACCATATCGAAGCAAATCAATTGAAAATCATCTTGAACAACCTGAGAGCTGCCCTGAGATCGCGTGGATCCCACTCCTCTTGAGGATATTCCCAGTGTCACTCCTGCCTCAATCAAGCTTTTTAAAATATTGCCGCTAGGTGTGCTAAGGATTTCAATAGTTCCCACAACATTATCTCCATCCATCTCAGCAGATCTAACTATATGAGAAACATTTTTTAACTCGACGACAGATGAATCTGGATGATCACACTCTCCAAGTGCCCTATTTTCCTTAATAAACTTTTGATAATTAACTACCTCTCTCTGCAAGATCGAATGTGGATAAATTCTTCCATTTTGATTCAAAGTATTGCATCTCTGTAGAATTCCGCTTAAAAGAATCTTTCCTTCATTGACTGCCTTAGACTCGTTTATGGACTGCGATGTATATTGAAGGGGAGTCCACTCAGTTAATAGTTTTAAATTTTTTGACATTTTAATTACTCCGAAATCATGTTTGATAGCTCTTTCTGTAGCTGAATCAGAATGAGAAATCTGGAAACTGTATTATCGTCAACGGTACTAAAAGATTCGGAAAGTATTTTCTCCCTAACGCTGGCAATTTTTTTAAGCACAACCTCATTATCTGTCTTGTTCTTAAAATCTTCTAACTCTACAAGGATCTTCTCCCTTGTCTCAATTAGCCTATTGAGTATTTTTTCATCTTTGTTTTCTGAAAGTGAGAAAATATAATCTTTAACTATCGCCCTTTGATCTTCACTAAGCGCGTCACCATATCTTGTGTTTATTTTTTCAGACATTATCTGTACAACAAGAGAGTTGACATCTGAATTAACTACCTCTTCAAGCGGTATATTCTCTTCTTTCTCCTTGAGCAGCCACTCGACAGCTTTTGATTCATACTGAATAACGCGAGAAAAATCAGAGATATCACCGGATCTCCAGTCATTTAAAAGAGTCTGGATAGTTGCGTACACCCTATATTCAGGTATTCTTCTGTGATAGAAGTCCTTGTCCTTTAGGTTGTGATTGATATCTTTGATTAGTAGAGATTTTTCCTTATTTAGCTTTGATTCATCACATCTTCTCGCAGCGCTTTTAGCTTCAGTTAAAATTGCAGCTGCCACAGCAGAATTACTAACTGTGGATTTTATCAATGCGTTGAATAATCGAAATTCCTTATACAGCTCTGATGATTTATCAAATCTTTTTTCAATGATCTTTAATGCCTTTTGAGCAGAATGCTTATCATTCTTTATCAGTGAATTGGAAATGTTTCTAAGCAGAAGCTCATAAATAACCCCGACATTTCTTTTTTTATTGTGAGATTTTGACATGAACTAGTTTTCTCCATCAAAGGATATGTCAGTTTCAGAAATTACCCTTCTTTTATTACTTATTTTGCTCTCGAGCGTTTTTAACGTAGATCTTATTTGAGATGTCATTCTTGCCTGGGTTGTCATCTTGTCATTTAAAAAATTATCTATAAAGTCATCATATTCCGATAGCTTATGAATGTTTCTAAGAGGATTGACATCATCTTTTGCGATACTCTTTTTTCTTTGCTTATCTAGCTCTCTAGCAAATGGGTGCCTTATAGAATCAGATACGTCTTTCTGCTTTTTATAGTGTGAAGACATTCCCGCATGATCGGGATCGGATATCGTCTTTTTTCTTCTTTTATTATTTGCGATATCTCTTTCTGCTTGTGTCTCATCGGATATTTCATCGTCTATTTCTTTATCTACTTCATCATTCTTAGATAGTTTCTCAGACAGCGTGTCAACTATATTTTGAGCCCTTATCGGTGACTCAGAATCGCTTATTGAAAAAGTTTTAAAGCTAACTGGAGCGTCTTCATCAGAGAGAAGAGTTAATCCCTTCGTATTTCTATCATCAGACGCTAACTCTAGATCTTCAGCTTCACCACCCATCTCTTCACCCGCTAATGCCTCTGCCTCAATAGCTTGCTCTGCACCCCCAGGGAGCTGGACTGCCTCAACCTCAAGATCTTCCAGTCTATCTGCTAGCCTCTGTTTATCCATCTCCTCTATATCCTCATCAGTCATATTGAAGAGAGTCTTTCTTATCCACTGTCTACTTACGAGACCCTCAGATCCAGCAGCAGATGTAGCAATTTCAAATCTGCTTCTATAGAGTTCCAGCTTTTGCTGTTGAGCAACGGTTGATGGGTTTGATAACTGTAATGCAAAATCAAGTAAATCTTCTCCCTCAAATCCATTACAGAAAAGATGAATTATTGCTATTTTATTGAGTTCTGCTATGACAGTTCTCTGTATTCTAGCTATTGTTCTAGAAAATCGTATATCTTCTTGAGAAAGTGTAGCTTTGGCACCAAGGCCCTCATCATACCCCAGATATGCCTTGGGTATTTTAAGTGCAGCGAATAACTTCTTTTGAATATACTCTACATCCTCTATGGCGGTTGCATTCGCTCCCCCAGCTAAAGTATCTATTTTAGTTCCAGACTCCGCACCTCTTACTGGGATATAATAGTCCTCATCTACACTTAGGGGATTGTATCGTAGATCCACTCTTCCCGTACTTCTGTCCACGACCTGTGCTTTTTTGAGAGTGCTTTGTGCCTGCTCCATATAATTTGGAATATCTTCAGGAGGGACGTTTCCTACGTCAATATAAAATACTCTTCTTTCAGGAGACCTAACAATTCTATAAACTAACATTGCGTCTTCCACTAAGATGAGCTGTCTCCATATTCTTCTTGCTGCTTCAAGAACGGAAGACCCGTAGGGTAAAAATGCATCATTTCCCAATACTCTCATATGGCTTACCTGCCAGTTTTCAAGAACCTGATTACCCTGAGTTACCCATCTAAATCTGACAGCCATGGGATCTTCAGGGTCAAACCCCTCCTCTCTTTCAACTTCGTTGACTGGCATTGGATACGTGCTTATTATTCCGTATTCTGGATTGACATCATTAAAGAGGAAAAAATCACCATATTTGCAAAGATTTCTCACCCATGCTGTTAGATTAAATTCAACGTTTAATGTATCATAAAAAAGATCATCTAGAAGTCTTTGAATTATGGGATTCTCTGAATAAATGTGAAGTACCTTATTTTGCTCATCAGATGCGACAGTCTCTTCTGCGTAGATATCGAGTGCAGAAGATATCTCGGGGGTATACTCCATTTCGGAGAAATCAGAATATCTTGCCATTCTATCGTAGGAGCCATATGCACTCATTGCTGTGCTATACACGTGACTCTGAGTCTTCCTAAACATCTCAAATGCAGACGAAGTTTTGGAAGACTGTTGGAAGTCTTTAACCTTTCTCTTTATAACGGGACCGCTTCTAAAGAGCTGTGTTAATCTTCTAAATAGACTTTGAGAATTTTTATCTGCCATTTATGTGCTCACTTAACAACCCAATCCCACTCTTTCAATAATTTCAACTCTTGACGATTTTTCCATGATGTGGGAAGTGAATTTCTCTTTGCTCCATCAGGATCTGTCCTGGGATCTCTAGTTGTGGAGCTATGGGGCCTTCCCTCTGTTATAGCTCCGGGCATATCGTCGTATGTATTTCGTGTCATTTTCATGCTTTTTAGCATTGCATCATTCAGTGTCTTTGAGTTAATACTATAGTCTGATGAAGAATCGTATAACCATATCCCTATTGCGAAGCTCATAACGAGATCATCATTGTATCCCTTCATAGCCCTTGCTTTATTGCCAGACCATGTAAAGGTCTTGAGCTCATCATAAAATCTAGTAGAATAAATTTTTATTTGCTTGTTTCGCAATATTTCTTCAAGCTTTGTGAGTATCAAGTTACGTGTCTTTCCGCTAGTAGTAAATCCAGCTAAATCCGTCTCTTTTGGTGGCACATAATCTCCAATAAAAAGTGCCTTTCTCCTCTTGTGGTAGAGGGTGGGATAGTTTAATTCCTTGAGCTTTAGAATTGTCGCATATCCATAGCTATTATTTTCTGGACATAGCAGCGCCTTATTATATTTTAAGCCGAATTCACTTAATAGTTCGGCAAATCTATCCGGGGGTATTTTTCCCTTATATTCTGCGACACACTCACCGCTATCAACATCAATTATATGAAAGGTGGAAAAATCCCTAGCATCGCCACGGGCAATATCTGCAGACATAATGTATCTATGCTCAGAAAGTGGATACTCCCATATCCATACATTCCTATCAAATCCAACTCTCTCTCTGGGTGGTTTGCACATCTCTCGTATCCATTCTATATCATTTGATGATAGGAATGTTTCCCCAGATGACGCAAAATCACACAGATACTCTTGAGATATCTGTCTGTCGGATAGATTTTTTGTTGTTTTTTGAAACCACTCCTCACCCCTCTCTGGATGAACATCCCAGGGAAGCTTTATAGATTTAAACTCATTTAAACCAGCAGCGGCATCAGTATACAATTTATAATATTGTCCGCCAACTCCGTTAGGGGTTGACAAAATTATAACGCGGCCACCTGTTGAAATAGTAGGATAGAGTCCCATCCATAGCTCGTCAAAATTTCTTACAAACGCAGCCTCGTCAATAATAAGAAGTGATAGTGCTTCTGATCTTCCTGCATCATCAGATGTGGGAATAGCCTTAATTGATGATCCATGACTGAATTCTATTAGTTGTTTATTATTTGTTATTATTTCAGGCAAGACTAGCCACTTTGGTAAGCTTCTAATCATAGTCTTGACTTTTGTGATGAAGTTTTGAGCCACACTAAGCTTTGTTGCAATAACAAGAATGTTTTTATCTTTCTGAAAAATAGCCAGCCATACTGCGTATGCTGCGGAAAGTGTTGACATACCTAGCTGTCTTGACTTTAAAATTATATTGAATCTCTCATCAATAAAGCTTTGCACACACTCATCTTGAAATTGGTATGTGTCAAATTTAATTAAACCCCTGACAGGATGTTGAATTTTTGTGTAAGAGTTGAAGAAATAAATTGGGTCCCTGCCGCACTTGACAATCTCTTTCACCTGTAGTGATTTATTAATTTTTGACATTATTCACACTGGAACCTTGTGAATCTTCTATAGTACCCAGTCTTTCGAGGTGAAAATGCAGATGCTGTTATTAATTCAACATTATCAGTTGAATTTATCTGCTTTAGCTTAAGAGTTCTTCCTGAAGCTTCCTTGAAATCTTTTTTTAAACTTTTGATAAAGTCTTTTGTGAGTTTAATTGATTCTTCAGAAAATGGTTTTATCTGATCTCTTAAATTTCTTTCGGACGCCAGATTGACTATTGTTGTATATGAGCATGAAAGTAAATCACCCTGTAGAGATGATCTAATGCACATAGTTGGAGTTCGAAAATCCCCTCTCGTAGATTTACCCCACGTATCATTTAAAATTTGACCCAAAATATTAACTTCACTTGAATTAAGCATGACTAAACACTCCTTATTCTAATTATCCTCATCGCGAAATAAATTCAAGGATTGTTCTCTAATCCTCTTCTTATAATTATTAAGTACCTTATCACTAGGCCTCCATCCGCTATCCCATTTATTTCTCATGGGCTGTGCGAAGGCGATTTCACACTCATAGCAGCAATTAAATCTTTGATGAGAACTAAAATCCTCTTGTGTCTTCATTACAAATTCACACACAGGGCAAAAAAACGGTAATCCCATCTGATTATCATCATCACACATTATTATGACAGAAAATAATTCTAAATCATCTGCTAAATACTTTTGCGTCTTTTTCATGCTTGGTTATCTCCAGTGAGTTGTCTACAGCGTCTTTAATAGCGTCTACATGAGAAATTACAACTATATTTCGGAACCATTTCTTTAGAGACTCTAGTAGCCTACTGCATGCTTCAATATTAGTATCATCTAGTGCTCCAAAACCCTCATCAATAATAAGCATATTTGTTTTTGTCAAAGATGATACATTTATAAGTGCAACTCTAATGGCTAAAGATGACATCATTTTTTCCATGCCGGATGCAAGCTCAATTATTCTTCGGCTATCTCCGTAGTTGATGTAAATATCCATAGAGTTAGATTCGGGATCAGCTTCAAGCTCAACTGTGAATCCGGTGACCCCCTGGAGTATTTTCATAATTTCAGCATTGATTAACGGGAGCTGTGACATCATGATTTGAAGAGGAATTCCCTTTTTAGACGTTGCCTGCATGAAAAGATCATATGCAATTAGCTCGCCCTTAATGTTATCAAACTCCCTTCTCTCTTTATTTGTTCTCTTTATTTCTGAAGATAGTTCGACAATTTTTTCAAATCGATCTAGGCGAATCTTATCAAGATTTTTAATGTCCCCCTCAATCGACACTATTGATGAGCGTATTGCAGCGGAGGGATTTTCCTCCTCTTCCACTAATCGTGATGTCATATCTTCTAGAGATTCTTTCAATTTTAAAAGATCAGAGAGAGATATATTAATTTCATTTATTACATTGTTAAGATCGACTTTTAGATTTGAAATATCAATAGATAGTTCATTCTCCTCCTTTGCTAGAGAGTCGTGCTTAAAAATCTTTTCCTCTATTTCTTCTCCCAATATTAAATCTAGAGAAATTTTTGCGGAATTTAAAGAATCAATAGATCTTTCAACATTTTTTCTCTGATCCGCTATTCTCTTCTTGTCTTCATGAGAATCTTTTATAAACTTGCATGAAGGAAATTTATCCTCACATGGAACCTCTCTAAGTTTAGAAATAGACGCCTCCTGCCTGTCCAGCTCCCTTTTCTGATTCTCACTGCTGTGTCTCAGTTCAATAAATGTTGTCTCTAATTTTTTCTGAGCGTCTCTTTTTTCCCATAATTCATCTATATCAAAATCAGACCGGACTAATCTAATACTTGTTCGATTTTTGTCCTTTGCAGAAATTTTACTTTGAATTTCCTCCCTATTCTCCTTCAGAAGGCTTATGCTTTCCCTTTTATTCGCAATTGTCTTTTCTTGAGAAGTAATTTCCACTCTCGTTACAATATCGGGATTTCCCGAAACAGCAAGTTGAACATTTAGAAGCTTGAGAGTCTCTCTCTTTTGACCAATATCTCTCTCCACAGACTTAAGTGATTTTTTATTTTCTGATATGTTAAATTTTAAATCATCTATTTTTTCATCCCAGTCAATATCAGGATATCGCTTTGATCTATTTCTTGTATCATAGGATTCGGTCTTAGCAGTCTCATACATCTTTTCAAAAACTCCAAGATCAAGAAACTTTGTAAGAATCATCTTTCTTGAAGATGCTCCCTCCTTTATAAAGGTATTCATACCTCCCTGTGATGCGAGAGAGGTCATTAAAAAATCTTCAGATGTCCCTATCATTCTTCTTAGTGTCTTTTCAGTTTCTCTTCTCTGCTCTTCTGTTAAATCCTCATCAATAATTCCCTCATCGGTAATCTTATGAAGCTGTAGAGATGTCGATGCATACACTTCCCCTTTTCTCGTTTGATGCTTTATTGTCGACCTCGTGACTCTTAGGTTTTCTCCGTTTAAAGATAGATCTACTGTTGCATTGCAAAAATCCTTTCTATTGTTAATAATGTGAAGGTTTTTAATAGATCCCCTGTCTGTGGTATTAAAAAGACCATACATTAAGGAGCCTATTATAGATGATTTTCCATTTGTATTTTTTCCAAAAATTCCAGTTATTCCAGGAAGATTATCAAAATTAACTACATTTCCTTCGCCATACGAAAAAAGATTATCAAACTTAAACGAACTAACATGCCATCTGGAGTTTCTTAAAACCTCTCCATCATTTGAAAGCTGAGAGGTGTATCTATCTATCAAATTATCAAATTTTGCTAATACTTCATCTCCAATGTCCCCCTCTCGATAGAAGTCACGTATAAGTCGCTTGTGTGTTTTTGAATCTCGAAGATTCTCCTTTGTTAGAGATTTTCCTGCCGACTTTATTTTTGAAAAATCAAATGATGACTCAGACTTAAAGACGACCTCAGACGCTGATTTTTCTCTTTTGAGGTCATATTGTAATCTTTTAATATCAGATTGAATCAAGACTGCGTTAGATCTTATTCTAAATCTTGACCCATCTGGAAGGCCTAGTGACTTCTGAATAATATCATCTACTGAGCCATTCCAGCCTAACGTGATAAATGGCTTGAAGTGAGGTATTTCAAAAAACTCTACATCAAAGTCGTCCTTTCCCCTAATATCCCAAAATAAAAATCCCTTTCCGGGACTTTCTCCATAATTTTGCTGAATTGTTGATCCTGGGTATGCCATAGTCTTTTTGCTATTTAAAAACTGTCTTCTATGTATATCACCCAAAAGGGCGAAATCAAATTCATTAAAAAAGTCATCGGTTACGTCGCCTTCGATGCTAAAATTTATATCAGTCTTGGATCCCCATACAGCTCCATGAAATAGTGCAATATTTATCTTATCGCTATCCGGAATCACCTTTATCCACCCATCTTCATCAAAGCATGAAAAAACACACCAGTTAAATTCTTCATGTCCGGCTATGGGATATACGCCTGACTTTTTATAGAGGTAAAGATTTGGATTATTTAGTGCAGAAATGATCGGAGATATTGCATCTTGCCTATCTTTATTAAGCATCAGACCGTCGTGGTTGCCAAGAATTATGTGCGTGGGTGCAATATCAGATAATTCGCTAAACCACCAGGAAAGGCTATCTATCAGCTCTGGAGATATACCCTGCGTCTTGTTGTGTACTATGTCACCGCCTACATAAATCACATCAGGCTGGAGCTCCCTAGCCTTATTAAAAAAATGAGAAAAAGACTCTTTATATTCATCATGCCTTGACAGCCCTCTCCAGTGAATGTCAGCTATGTGAATTATTTTCATAAATTTATACTCAAACCATATTAATAATTACACAAACTTTATGATTGTATAAATTAGGATGAAGATTCCTCAATTGTGCATAATGTATCATGACCCGGGCATGGGTCTGGCCATGTTATTTCACACTCTGGGCACTGATCACCCGGTTCATCAAATTCATCTTCTAGTCCCTGGTAATCAATATGAGATTCTAGACCTGTATCCTTTGCACGTCTAAATAGGGCGTCGTCCTGTATGAGTTTTTTAATTTCTTCTCTTATAAGATCTCTTAAAAGTTTCACTATTTAATTCCTATGCTCATAATTATTTCGCTCTAGAATAATGATCCCGTCCTTATTGAAGCTATTTTTTCTTTTATCGATCTTTCTCTTGTCCACAGCGCAGAATTTTCTCTAGCTTGTTTAAACTCTTCTTTCGACATTTCTCCCACATCGCTGAACCTTCCTAGCGGTAAAATCCTTACCGGGCAGCAGTATTCTGACAGCAGGTTTGCTATTTTTAGTGATTTTTTTTGCATGTCTCCATCCAGTGCGAGCAAGACAGGCGTGTTATGAGAAACAATTTTTTTGAATAAAAATGAAGCCCTGCTTAGACTTGACCCTAATAGGCACGTGGAATTTTGATCACACTTAAAAAGATCAAAAGGTCCCTCAACTATTGTGAGCTCACTTTTCCAGTCTATATTAATCTCGTTAAAAATAATTTCTGTCTTTTTTGCCCTAGAATTAACGTATTTTGGAAATATCTTATCATCAATTGTACGTGCAGAAAAATAGTTTAACTCTCCCTCTGAATCAAATGAGGGAATAATAATTCTCCTTCTAAATCGGCCACTTGTCGAAGATCCCACTTTAAAATACCATAAATCTTTTAAATTAATTCCCCTACCTTTAAGATACCTTATACAGTCTCTGACATCTGGATCCTTTGACTCTCTTTCTAGGCATAGGGGAATGAATCCTTTGGGCAATTCTACTTTGGGATCTTCTTCTGTAAGGCTTGGTTCCCCCATGCTGGTATCTCCCAGAAACCTCTCCTTAAATTCTCTTCCCAGATCAGCTGATACGTGATTAATGAGGATCCGATAGAGATCTTTTCCCTTTACTCCGCACACCCAGCAATGGCAATTCCAATTATCTACATTAATAGAAAACTTCTTCTTCTTAGATCCGCTGCCGCACTTTGGACAAGAGGCTGCAACATTGACTCCGTCACGGGCTACAGCAATCTCTCCAAGTGCCCTTCTAATAAAGCTTATTTTTGATGTAAATGTTTCCACATAGAAGGATACAGCACACTGTGCTAAGTGTTCATTAGTGCTGCTGATGCTATTACGTACGCATCAGCCATATCATAGCATCCGCTTACGAGAACTACCTGATCCTTTCTTGGTCCGCTTTTTAAAGTTTTAACTGGCCACGTATATCCTGTACCAATTAGATCTTTTGACACCCACTCCACAACCTGCTCCTTGGTAGGTTTTCCTCCATCTTTTTTTCGAACTAGTTTGAGCCCTAAGCTCTTTCTAGCCCTGTTGACATTTAAAAACCTTGGCTCAAAGCCAAACTCTTCAAAACACAGGTATGAAACAATTCCGTTGAATCGTGCTAATGTAGAGAGTGTTTGAGCAGAAGAAAATCCCGACCTAAATGATTGAAGATTTTCTTCAATGCAGACTGCATCTATGTCATTTAGAGAATTCAACGTCTCTAGCTCTTTTTTAACAGCCTGAGATTTTTTAAAAACGTTCTTTTCAGACTTAAGGTCAATATATCCCATTGATGATAATGTGCCCTCATCATCTAATAGACACCACCCAGTGCAGCTAGTTGAAACATCTAGTCCCAGTATCATTAAAAATCTTTCTTGAACCTAAATAAAATCCCATCACTGTCTCTCTTGAGAACTGGCTGTGCGAGATTACCTCTCATAATAACATTTAAATTATCATCATGTAAATTTAATCCGGTAATATAAACGAATCTAGAATTTATATCATTCGCGTCAAGCGAAGCAGAGAGAATCTTATACTGTGGATTAGAAGATGAATTAAACATTCCCACGCTTGCAGGAATATTAACAGTAAGAATATGTGTATTCTGCTCTCCCTTAAATGAAGCCTCAAATTTATTAGCTCCAAAATACGATAAATGTGGAGACTTAACTACTACAACTCCATCATCATACAGTATCGTTCCAACATTCGGCCATGTTGCCTGCTGTGTTAGACAGTCAGCTCTATAAAGACTTCCCCTCCCATTATCCCTAAGTGTTATACTGACCTCTCCACCCGATCCTGTCATCATTGGATCAGTGAGATAAAATGATCCAGGAAGAATTCTATTTCCGTAAAATAGATTTGAAATATCAAAAATAGAAATCTCATTTGAGCTAGGATCTCCCGTTCTCTGATAGACTGGAAGCGATACCTGGGGTGTGCCAGATGGGACTGTTCCGCTAAGATTCTCAGGAGTCGCTCCTGCAATTAAATCAACTGAAAAAGGTGGAAGAATTTTCCTGTAGCTGGGTGGCAGCATATTATTTAATCCGACTATGCTTAAATCATACCCGCCATATGCACTTTTAAATTTTGACATATTGGTGGACACTGATCCACTCAATAGAAATTCGTAATCGGGCTGAAAAAGACCATTATCATTTGGAAGAATAGTTAAGTTTCTCTTTCTAGATGATCCAGTTGCATAAATAAATTCATTTGCCGTGCTTAGATCTGCTTTGCCAGTGATGGCCGATGACGTTAAGTGAAACAATCTAGGGTAGTATTTTTTCTTAAACTCTCTAAGAAAATTTGGCAAATTTATTATATACCCTCCGACTCCAAATGAGAATCTAGTGTTAAATGGATCCTCAGGAGTGCGTTGAGAAGTTTGAAAGGGAGATAGAAGACAGTCCCTCGGTCTGCCCTCTTTTGTAAAATATGGAGGAACGTAAAATATCAATCCATCTGATTTAATATTTGGCTGGCCAGTATTTCTATTTGACTCTATAGACTCACTATCCAAGTATTTATTATAAATTTTTAAATCGTGTATTTCTGCATTTAGTGGGTGGCTGAATGTAAAGTTAACCGGATCCGACACTCCAGAGCCAAGTGATGGGTAGAAACCTTCTACACTCGCCGCAGCATTATTAAAGAAATCTCTCTCATCCCCAAATCCTGAAAAATAATTTCCTACAAAAAGTGCATCTCCATAATAGCTTCCCTGCGGATAAGTGCCAGCTGCAGGATTGGGAGACAATATTGATGATGATGGTACGTTAAAGCTGTAACTTTCATCATCAATTTTAATACTTCCCGATCCATCATTAACTCTCTTTCTGCCCCACCTAATTGATACATGATGCCAGTGATTTCTCTTTAGTGAATTGTCACCGGATAGAAAGATTAAATCATCAGGGTAATCCCTCTTGTTATTTTCGATGCTAAGATCAATACTTGATGGTTCGACATCTGCACTGTGACTCAGCTGAAGAAGCATTCTATACGCATCGACCTCATCATTAGAGTCTCTCGAGCTTCCTGATACAAGAGATATCGCAAATGATGATGAAAGGTGTAAAATTGTTCCAGCTTTAAAATCCATGCCCTTGTTATTAGAGTACCGCGGATTAATGTAGAAGTCAAATGTAAAAGCACCCTTTGTAGAATAGGGCTGTGTCGCTGGACCGCCAGACTGCTTCATTAAATTAGAGTATATTATCGCAGAATTTGAAGGCACCTCTGACCCTGTGAAAAAATTCACAGTATGATAATTTGTATATGCAAATTGACACCCATCATAGACATGCGCGTAGAAGGGCATGAGAACATTTCTTATGGAGCTCTTTTCACACGAGTTTAAATTAAACCCAAAAGGAGGATCGAATCTCACAATATTAAATTTTTTAGTATTTCTAGGCGGATTGGATGAGGAGTTCACCGACTCCATGTATTTTTCCATTCCTGCGAATATATCTGTCTCAGGAATAACATTATTGAGGTATGAAACGACATCAATTATTGAAAAGTTTCCTGCATTCCAGGGAGATAAAACAGCTGCAGAAGCGCGGCCAGCTATCTCTGCTTCTCGTGCTTCCTTATTAGCAAGTGCAAATCCCACTGTAGCCGGATCGACGATCTGTTTCACAAACTTGCTGGGTCTTGCGGCTAAAGGCATCGATCCAGTCGGTAGAGCTGTTCCCCCATCAATAGATGAGCTTACATATCTAACCTCTGGGTGAAGAGTAAGTGTAAAATTTTCAAGATATTCTGGTAGAATCTTGATCAGTGACATCTCTTCCGCCGTTAAAAGTCAAGTCGAATCCGAAACGTTATGTCCTTTTCATCATTTTTTTCTATGGGCCTTGACATCTTTGCAACTGCAAGCAAGTTATCGTTAGCATCGTAAAGACCGACCGTTGTTACAAAACAAAAGGCACGCTGGGTGGCTTCTTGTCCGACTTCAATAACTCTAATTCTATTAGTAGAGCCATCGATATATGTGGGATTGGACGAATAGTTAAACTCGTCAGCTGTTAAACGACAAAATATCAATGTTGAGTTAATATTTGTCAAATTTTGAAAAGTCATTGATGTCAGGGAGCCAGAACTAAACCTACAGCTAGCAAGATGATCAATAATATTGTCAAGTGATGCAGAAACCATAAGGTCGGGAATGAATTTTGCCTTCGGATTAGAGGAATCACCAAACTCAGGTGATCCAATTAGAGTTCTGCCCAGCCCAACACCCGAGGGATCATTTGCATTCATCGCAGAGATCACCCCAGAGACATGTTGGGATCCTGACATAATTTTAGCCAGGTCAAATGCTGCTATTCCAGCCTCATAAAAAATAAGGCCAACGGTTTCATTAGTATTTGATGAATTTACTATATTTCCTACCGCCCCTCCAAATGCTATCTCCTGATTAATAGAAGATCCCACATCAGTAAAAATAGCTGATCCTGACTCTGATGTTTGAGTGAGATTTGGCTTTTGTGTCTCACTGGTTCCTGGTTCGAAGGGTGTATGAGATGCAGAAGTAAAAAATCTCATCGCAAATGTCTCTCGTTTTATCATGTCTCTTGAAAAAAGACGCTTAAAACAAACAAACATTGCATTATCAATTCTATCGGATGTAGAAAATCCAGAATAAGGTGCTGCGAACTGTGTATTAGCATTGCCAAGCAACAATTGAGCAAATTGTCTGTAGTTACTTACCTTCTCCCTCATCATTAAAGAGTTGGATGCAAATAGTACCTTTCCATTAACATCAACTGCTGTTGATGCAGAAACTACAGACGCAGATCCCGAAAAAAGTCCAACAGTTATATCTAGAACAGGATTCGCCGTCTGAAGAGAGAAGTCCTGATCATACACTGTTTGAAAAAGAGAAGATGTTACTCCGGGACCTACTCCACCGGTAACGAATATCTGATATGATTTTCGAGTGTTTGACCCTGATATATCTTCTTGAATGACATCTACAAGCTGATTAAGAAATGACTTAGTCGTCTTGATGTCCGCGCTTGTTAGCTCCTTAAATGTAGCCACTTTTTTTCTCCGTATTTACGTTATTTGAACTCTAAGATTTAGAGATGCTCCTGAATTAAGTCCCTCTACCTGCATAATTCTTTCCACGACATTCGAATTTTTTTGCTTATAGACATTAAAAGTTTCATTTGAAACTGTTTTTGCAAAAAGGTTAATGGAGAGGGAAGAAAGATTGTTTGAATCTATTGAAGGATCTGCAGCTATAGTGTAGGTTGCAACATTATCTACAGAAACACTATCAGGAACAGCACCCGTGATTCCTAAGAATAGATGATCTATAAGCACCCTATATGCAAAATCTGTCAAATCAGGATCTAGCGCATTTGCACTCTGCATAGACTGTTTAAATGTAAGATTTTTTGATCTATCAAATCCAGCTAGAGTTCCAAATCTACCTAAAGATACTATATCATCTGTGAGTGAAGTTTCGATGGCGACTGTGGGCAGTCTTACCAGAGCAGCGTTGTTTATAGATCTAGTTCTATATTTTTGTGCAAGATTTGAATCAGTGGATGCTTCTAGAATTGGAGTGTTCTTTTCAATTTTTTCCTTTCCGACAGTTCTCCCAAAGTCAACTATAAACCCATAATCAACTTCCTCATCTGAGCATGCAAACTTAAAAATATTAAAACTTCCATCCTGCCGAGCCAGTGCCTCTCTTCCCTTGTCAGTCAATACTGCGTCTATAATAATGTTATTTGTACTATTGTCAAGAAATCCCATTTATTCCCTCCTGTCTTTAAATATACCGATAAAAACTATTCTAAGTAAATCCTCAGTGATTTGCTAAGATATATTTCTGTAGTTCCTAAGTGTTGTTGGGTTAAGGGGAACTACTGCAGGCGGTCCGTGAACATCATTAATCTTAAGCTTAATTACCTTACTCAGCTGATTGTCAATGTTAATAATTTGAAGTTGATATTCATCTCCTATGAGATTCATCATCTGTGTTTTCTTCATTTCTCCATTGGGAGACTTATTATTGACAGCTGTATTACGCTTGGCACTGAAGCGAGATCCCTGTGTTGTAGCAGAAGTTCCTAAATTGGAGCTATCACTGGTTGTTGCCTTGAATACATCATAATATTCCGGATCAAAAAATATCCTCATCCGGGAATGGCCAGAATCTTTCATAGTATCAACGAATAGATCCTGCTCTAAATACATATTTGGATAGGGTTTGGGAGCGCCAGAATGTGATACAAGCTCAACCTTTAACTTATTCTTAAATGTGTTAAAAGTCACTCTAAACTGAGCAGAATAGTTGGACGTGAATCCCCTGGCATCCACAGCCGCCAGCGAATAAATAAAATCAGAATCTTTTGTAAATTCAGGATCCCTATAAAGCTTTACCGGGCCAGGAACCTTTAATATTAATCTTTTGGGTGCTTTCTCACGCGGTATAGCCTTGGAGGTGGAAAAATCAAAATCAAGCTCTCTAATTAGTGTGAACGGGACATCAATTGACCTTCTTCTAAATATCTGATATCTTAATACGTCCCTTTGAGGATTTAGTTCCTCAGACCACAATAACATTAGACTGTTTTCCCTATAGTCCCAGTGAAACTTGAGATCTTGGGGTGGATTGGGAGGTATTTCTTCAATACATTCAACCCTCACCCTGAGACCATGAGACGATGTAAGTATTATTGCCAGGGTTACTTCATCTGGCTGACCATCTCCGCTCTCATCAACTCTTATGCTTTCAAATTGTGTCAGGTAGACTGACTTAATGTTATAAACATAAACTCCTCCGTATCTAACATTAAAGTCGTACACACAGGTTTGGAGAGGCCCCTCAATTATTAATTTATCGTGCTCTATCATTCCCTCATTGGTAAATTCAAATTTTTCAATAATATACCCTACTGGAAGGGATGCTTCATTGCTAAATGATGGGACAGCTGAAAAGCCTTTCATTGACGAATCAAATGATTGTTCGTGAATGACTCCGGCTACAGTCAATTCAAATTCATCACTTTTGATTTTTACAGGCTCTGAATTTGATCGTGACCAATTTTGAATATTCTGCGACTGCGGGGCTAGATATCTCAATTCATTTTCGTAGATGTTGCACCTATCGCTAACTGACTCATTAATTATGCTTCCAATTAATTTATTATTGATGCTCATAAAAAAATCAAGATTAGTCACACTTGTAAATGCATTACTGCTTATGGATTCCCTAACATCTGAGGGAGCAAAAGAGATTCCTTGAGATTGCATATTTGCAAGAGAATCTTTAATTTGTAATCCATCAGGACTAAACACAGACGTCGTATTTATTTTTCCCTCAAGATTATGAGCATCAGTATTTCCACTCTGATTCTCAGGAAGGCCAAAAAAATCAATTGATCCCTTTAGAGAGCTATAGAACTCTGTGTCTATTAGGTCATCCTGAATTAGCGTTGAAGAAAAATATTTTGATGCTAAAGATCCCTCACTCTGAACCATGTCGATGTTATTTCTTATTAGCCCTTTTCCCAAACCAAGCTGGCTAGCTATTCCCTTTAATCTAAATATGTTTGGATCACCCCCACGTGATGATGGAGAAGACGTTCTAGCGCAATCAACAGGTGTGATCTCCAATAGATTAAATCTAGGAAATGTGTCACTTCTAAGCTGGGATTCCTCGAGCTGAGAAAGATTATTTATATCCACTGTGGCGAATGTGCCAGCGCCGCTTGTTCTTTCATCCCTCGTATAGTAATTATAATTCCACGTAACATTCACACTTTTGACATCCGGTATATTAAGATGTGTTACTGGCGTGGCAGGGTAAGATGAATAATTCTTGTCCAGTGAATCTGAAAATTCAGAGAGTGCAGATTCATACGCTTCAACTACAGTCGGAGAGTAATCATAGTTTAGATTTATGTAGTAGCCACTCTGACTAACCTCTACCTCCGTACCAGATTTTTCAAACATTTTGTCGGTTGGCATATTATTCCTTTATTAAAATATAACTATTACGATCATCACAATATCAGCTTTGCCAATCCTGGTGTATCGGAGGTCGATGCTAGTTCCTCTATATCTACTTCTGTCATTATCGATGCTGTTGCGAAATAGTGATAATACTCTGGGACGCATGACTGATCAGAAGATGTAGCAATAGAATCCTCATCTAGCTGGACGACAACCTTTCTTGCGTCTGTCCTGCTTTTTCCAGCAATTGCGTCTGCAGGTATCCCGCCAACTCCTTCGGGAGATATATCCCTTCCAGCAAAATCTCCCACACTTTCAAACTTGCTCTCAGTTGCATTCCATGAATTATCATCTACCAGAATACAAAAAACCCTATCAAATATTTTTGGAAAAACTATCTTATTTTTGTATTTATCGGGGCTGAATAATATTGATCTAGCTACCTCAGAAATAACTCTTTCAAATGTTATTCCATCTGCGAGATCATTAGCTTCGTATTCCATCTCCATAAGATCTACAAAGCTTTCAAATATTTTCGCCCTTCCTCCTGAAAATTGGGAGCTATTTGTTGGAATAGATGTACGGCTATGTGAAAATTGAAATGTGTCCTCCTCTATGTCAATTCCCGTAGTCAGTAAAAGATATAATTTTAAATAGCTATCGATGACTGTGTTGTTAAAAATCTGCTTGAGAGCATTTTTATTATTATTATAGCTAGAATTAACACTAACAGGAGCATTTCCCACAGCATCAACTAAATTTTCTTGTGAAACTGTGGCACTTGAGCTAAATCTATCTGCAGTTGAAGTAGAATATGCAGCTCCCTCCGTCGTCTCTATCACGCCCCATCTTCCAAGAGTTTTAACCGATATTCCGCTAAAGAGGTCTGCTAGTGACGAAGGCCCTGGAGCTGGAGGGAGAGAGTCTTTTCCTGAATTTCCCGGTAGCATGCCTACTCCAGGTATTGACCCATACCCGACTGGTAGGTTTTTCCCCGGAAGTGTTTTAATTACTGATGAGTCAATTCCAGTACTTCCCCCGCCTGGTCTCTTAAAGCCTGCGGCTCCTTTTAAGCCCCCTCCGCCTCCGTTGCCGTCATCACCTAAAAGTTGCAACGGATTATCATTTTCCAAATTTAAAACGATTCCAGCATTTACATCAAGAAGTGATTCCGATGATAAACCATTGTTAATGATAAATTTAGAAACATCAAAAATATACTCTTGAACCTCTATTGTATTATCATTTGTAACCAGATTTTTTCTATAGAGTGAGATTTTAATAATATTTGATTTATCAAATCTATAATCCCCGTCTTTTGAACTAGAAGCAGACGCTCGTAGAAATTTCATCATTCCCGTAGGTATTCCCATTGAAAAAATCCACTTTCTTCCAGAACTATTGGATTTTTTCCATGCTGGAAGCTGACACATCAAGCCTAGTGCCTTCGCCTGGTGGGTGGATATCGCCTCTCCAGAAGGCAGGTGTGGAGCATATCTACTAGCAGAACCAAGAGATTCATACATAGCTCGACACAGCCTCAATTGATCCTCTCCAGCAAGAGACAATATGCCATTTAGCTCATCTATACTTAAATTTGAAACATTAGAGATATCTGAAACTGAGAGACTTTGAAATGTAGATAAAATTGAGTTAATCGTGCTTATCACTAGCTCACACACATCTGCTAGATAGGAAAAAGAATTCCATGCGAGAATATCCCATTCCATCTGAGGGATCACATACGTGTAGTAGAGACTCTTAATATCATTAATTTCATCCCTTCGTCCGAGCCCTGTCTTCCAATTCCATGTAGCATCATCATATGCTAATTCGCCCCTAAGCATCGCTGCATCTGTGGATGGTGTATTTGATTTTTCATTATTTGCTTTCGATAGTGAGGCTACGGCTCTCTTACTTGGTGACCATAGTATTCCAAATAAGTTTGATGTGCCCGAACCAGCCCACTCCTCGCCAGCTGCAACGTCATCTGTGGACGCCTTCGACGCTCCCTGGTTGTTTGTCCCCCCTGTCTGTGAAGATGCACCTTTAACAAACTGACCGTGAGGAAGGTAGACAGCAAATCTTTGAGTCTGCTGTACAATCATCATGAAAAAAATGTATCCCACAATTAGTCTAGACTCTCTAGATAGTCCCAGAGAAGATGTTAGTTCATACGGATTTTTATCAAATCCCACGCCCGTTGACTTCATGACCCTAATGTCCCACTGCCACACTGCGCGTGATACTGCATCCAGTATTGCGTCATCAAGAGTTCGCGGATCAGTTGAAGTCACGTCCTCAGCATTTTGAATTATATCATCTGGGTCAGTAGAGTCTCCGCTATAGGGTTGCAATAAGGCATCTTTCAGCCAATTTTGCCACGAGGGAATATATGCATGGTGGCTCCCGTGACCCACTGTATCAGCAGCCTCATACCACACACCATCATAATCTGTGCTCACGGTATTGGGAAGAACACCAAGATTAACCTGTTTTCCGTCTAAATCGTATCCATACCCATAGTATCTTATCTCATGATCGTCACCCTCTTCTCCAAATTGAGTTTGAAGCTGATCGGAGTCGTTAACAGCCTTAACAACGTCAAATCCAAAAAAATTAGCTATTTTATCACCCCACACATCATCTATCTTGTTCATAATAACGGGTGTAGAATTTTGAAAATACCTAGTTCTATCTCTTAGCATGAAATACTTTAAATATTCCCATGCCATGTCTCCATCCTGTAGAGCTGCTATTAAAAATAGAGGAGCAACAGAATTAGCCTTATTTGATCCTGCTTTAGATGACATCATGTCTTCACGAAAATATTTTTGAATAGCCTCAGAAGTTTCCTCAAATATTCTCTGTGTCAGGCCGGCGGCGGCTACAGTGCTCTGAGAAAGAGAATCACTATTAAACCCTGTCATTCTGACATCTGCGCCGTCATTAGCAGCTAGCAGCAACTTGTATATATCATCTTCTTGTAAGCCAGTCCAGTTTAGAGGATCCACCTCTCCAATATCGGATGGCACAAATGAATTAACCATATGTGTTCCAACAACGTCTAGCATAGTCTCCAGGCTGAATTTAAAACTATTTAATTTTGCCAGATTATCGCTAAAATCTGCGTCTTGAAAAAAGTTATCAAGGTAATACTTCATTCCATCAAGCGTGACGTTTGCCCCAGCATTGGGTATTGTGTCTCCGGTTCCCAGATTAAAATTTGCAACCGATTCATTTTTGGATGGATCTCCCACTTGCGGTCTTAATCCCTTAACACCATATGCTCCCTTAGATTGATCTCCCACAGCGACTGATTTAAATGATGAAAGGTTAGACTGCGGCTTGAGAGGGTTCCACCCAATTAGGTCTGTCAGCAAATCCTCCGTAGCGACAGATTCCAAAGCTAGCGACTCTGCAGCATCTTCTGTCGAACCTATAGCAACACACTGATTGATAAAGTCTCTTGCGACCATATAGAGGCACGTAGGATCCTTTTGAGTAACTATCTTGTCCCAAAGAACCATAAAGTCTCCCTTTGTAAACTCTACAGTTCCCACTAGGTCACTATCGATATAATCGCCAACAGTTCCTCCAGTTGCTACTATTTTTGTATACTCGTATTTTCCAAGCTGCTCTATAGCTGCATAGTCTCCCCCTTTTCCACTGAATAATTCCTTATCTATTCCTGGGACTGTTCCCTTATCGAACGGTGTACCAGACTGTCCGTTTGATTGAAGATTCGAACCAAGCAGCTTATAGTCCTTAAGTGGGACTACAGTTCTTCCCACGCAATCAGCCAAAAGTTGCATGACTATTGCAGTGTTAGAAGCGTTATACCACCACTCATCGGGACAAGAAAGCTGCTCTCTAAGATAAATCTCTAGGGAAAGTTTGCCTGGAGCGATATTTTTAATAAAATCAGTATTATACCTTGAAAAAACTCCATCAATAGCCTTTCCCACGGTGGAAGAATTAAATCCATCATAAAAATTTGTCTTAATTGAAACAGCAGATCGTAGATCTTGTACTCCCAGAGCTGTTGATAAAAAGTCTAGAATTAATTTTGAATTCAAGATCTCCTGGTCGTATTCATCAATCATCTGCTGACTATTGGCCGCAGATGAGATGATTCTCTCCTGTTTCTTTTGAGGAGCATTGGGATTTATAGACTTTCCTGTCAGCCTGACACCTCCCGACGAAATAGATTCTAGGCCTAGCTCCATCTTCGAACATAGTGCACTGATAGCTTCAGCGTATCTTAATTGTTTGAGCTGGGTATGCATATCAATAAGCTCTCCTGCACCTGTAGAATTATATACTGTGTCTAGATTTATAAATGAAGACTCTAAAGGTGGGAGAAACTCAAAGCACCCAATAATCTCAGGTCTTAAAAGAGAGATACCGTACTCAGACAACCTTGCCTGTACAGAGGAGTCGAGATTTGCATCATAAAAATTATCATCTATTTGTACCGTATCGCCTTTCATGTTTTCTTTTAAGATGTCAGTTGCCGCCAGATAATCTATATTTGACAAACCACCTGCAACGACGCCTGCTGACTTTGAAGATCCCCCAGCATATGTTTTCTTAGCTGTGGAAAATATCATCGGCTTCACACTAGCATCAGCAGAAAAATCGGCATCTGCTAGGCCGAAATTGAAAACTCCAGTAGCTACACCGCCAGCTCCCTTTGCCACAGAGGGAGGGGAGCCAGCTCCCTTCATAGATGGAGAAGAGACTCGTGTTTCACTTGTACTTGATTCCCAATGCTCAGTTGAGGGAGTGCCGCCTCTACTTCCCCCTCTGCCCCCTATTCCCTGCCTGCGTGCGACACCGGCTATAGTCGTTGCCCCCGAGTATGTCTCATTTCCTACAGGACCGTACGCAACTCCAGCTTCATTTTCGTAATAACCTCCCTCACCTGACGAATCACCGTGGGCATTTGGATCAATTACTCCCTCATAGTCCGAATCTTTTTCGATGACGACATCACTTTGAATATAGACATTGCTGCCTCCTACTGCGCCATCACTTTTTATTCCGCCAGCCATTAATTACCCCTTAGTTTTGTAACCTGTCTATCCCTCATTATCGTCGATCCGAGAGAAATTTCCTTTCCTGTCTCTCCGTCAAGAAATATTGGGATTGCAGAGTAAACTATTCTACCAACGTAATTTTTGTTCAAATAGTCAATAAATATCAAATTATTATTATCACTTTTATGACATGCGCCACATATAGACTTCACACCCTGTTTTTCACACAATATGACAAATGAGTCAATTAATTCCCTTTTGGACTGCGAGCCTGAGCCGACACTCAATCTCAGAACAGGTCCGCGATTGGCTGAGTAGGTTAAGGATGTTAAGCTCAATGATATAGGAGATCCCCTCAGGTTAATATCAAAATCAAAGTAATCTCCCGAAAAAAACTCACGCAATGGATCTGAGGGGGATGAGGGAATTACGCCTCTAGTTAGAGATGGTTTAGAAAAATATTTATTTGCCTTAGAAGTATTATATGAAATTGATGAAGCTTGGATAGAAATGTCCTCCACTGTTTCCTGCAATGCTATTCTTCGCAGCTTAGCGTATGTTGTGGGACTTCGTAGAACTCCGGGGTCACTTAAAACAGACTTGAACGTCGTAGATGACTTTAGAGAATCAAATGCTATCTCAGGTGCCATCAATGTGGGAGATATTCTATAAATGTATGATATTCCGGATGTGGGCGGGCCTGCTGCTGTCAATAGTCCGTTATCGACTACAGTTTCACCCTCTGGAAACACCCCTAAATAATCGGTCTCACCGCTGTCATAGTTAAACCTCTCGATATCAAAAAATATTAAATTCCTTAGATTATTTTTAACACTATCCAGATCTTCTTCCCAAAGATCACTTAGGCCAGCTGATTCTAGAGCGGCCTTAATCTTATCAGCAGTTGTCTGCTTTATATTCCATGCTATTTTAAAGCTAACTTTATTGTTAGATGTATCAATTGAAATCGGCTTGCACGAAATAAAATTCATGGGAGGATTAAAGACTTCAAATCTAGATATAGTCGATATAGACGAAACTCCCTCCCTTAAAAATAATCTTGCACGATACTCATACTGATGACCAGCTGTGACATTTTCATCCTCAACGGAGTATCTCAGCGGAGACTGTGCTGACGCAGACTGCTTTCTCTGCAAGAACTTTCCGTCATTAACAGATGTAATGACAGGTGTAAAATCCCTCTCTCTTCGTGTAATATTTCTTCTCTCAAAAAACACACCTGTGACATTTTCAGATAAATTTTTTATCTGGAGAATTATTCCGCCAAGAGATGGCTTTGTGTAAACTGAAGCTTTTGTCACTAAGAAGGATTTTGTGCCTATCAAAGAAGATGAAAAATTATTGAATGTCCTTCCATCCTTTGTTATGGGAATTGCTCTCATTATGACCATCTTTTCCTTTGCACCTGAAATAGGAATGCGTAATCTTCTGCTTATTGATATCTTATTTTTATTTTGAATGCTGGACGGTTTAAATGTTGTTATCTTTCTGAATTTTGACTTGAGAAAATCTTGCGTTTCACTCACCCTTCTTATATAGATGTCATATCCAAAAATATAAGGATCAATATTGGACAGAGTTACATTAGCGATCTTTCTAACTGATGCGCGAGAGAATGACAGCTTTGATGAAATAATCTCAGAGGGTGCCAAATAGTCTTCCATCTTTTGTCTGTGATTGATTTTCTTAGTGATAATTTGCTCCATCTTTCCAAGCTTATCAATCATTGCGACCTCTAAGAAAAATTCATTTGCATTAGATAGGTCGGCTAGATCTATGTTTATCTTAATTGGAATTCTTCTTACTGTATTGGTAACTGTCTTGGTGATTCCCACAACTGCACCAGACGACATCTGTGAAAGAGATGTTGAGACCTCTCTTGTCTGAGCCCTCCCTTCAACAGCTTTTCTGAGGGAAAACATTATCTCATCGCTTCTCCTATTCCCAGATTTAACATTTGGACTCACGAAACATCCTCCGCGAGCGGGATCTACGGGAGATGTACTTATAGAGGGAAATAAATTAGAAGATGGATCTCTGGCAGATGAAAGTGATCTCTGGTAGTTTTCAATAAAGCCTGATGAGTTTATATATCCAGTGCTATTTTCTGTTACATTTCTCTGGGATAGCTGATAATTTTTACCAGCTTTTCTGCTATCATCCACAGAAACTATTTCTATCTTCTTAGTGGTTCCAAATAATTGTCTGTCATTGAGCTGATTTGCCTTATTCAATTTAAAAAAATCAAAGTGATCCAAAAGACTCACATTCACTCTAGAGAGGAGACCATCTCTATCTCCCACAACTATGTAAGTCTTATTGTCCTTCATCTTTCCATAAACTGTTGATATTACAGTCTTCGGGCTATTAGAGCCCATTGTCGAAAATAGATCAAACTTCTTTCTATTTATCTTGCTTCTAACACTCACTCGAACATTGAATAATTCAGAATTTATTGCTTTTCTTAAATCTACATTAAAGAAAAATACATAATGAGCTATCCTTCTAGTGACCTTGGAGATTGCGGGCTCTTCATTACCTTCGATATTATCTGATGATATAAAAAATTCATCATGTGAAATATTCTCTATGTGAGAATCATCAAATTTTGAATCTGATATTATAGAGTATCGTTTTGTCTTTTTTGTCTTCATTAGTCCAGTATTATTGTAAAAAGGTTGACGAATACAGGAACTTTAAATTCATTTAAAAATACCTTTCCTGCAAAAAATACGTGCTTATTAGGCCTAGATGTATCATTGCTATCAGTAAACTCTCCAAAGTCAATTACATCTAGCTTCTTAAACTTTAGTGTATCACTATTGGCCTCAAACATTTGCATCACGATATTATTCATTTCCGATGTTTTGTTAAATGTCACAATACATCTTTCTCTAGGAACACCTATGGGAATGGCGTCCACACTCTCTCTAGTTGAAGATATTGATTTCTCTGACACCCTGATATCATTCGCCTCTTGCCACGTTGAAAATGGCAAATTTCTATCATTGGGAACAGAAGAATATCTATCTGGATCATTTCTAATCGAGCCATTTAGATTTTTAATTACATCTGAATACTTTATCTCTCTTTGTGCCTCGCCTAGCGGCCTGTATGATCCCAAAAATGCCCTATTAAACCTCTTTTTTGAAGCAGCTATTGGAGCCCTCTTTAACATTGTCATTATTCTATTATTGGGTTCTACAACAAGGGGTGGGAGAAATTTAAAATTAGGAATGTGTGATAATCTTTTATCCAAAAATAAACACTCAACTGCATCGATATCACAAATGGATGCATCGGGACCTCTAACAAATGGGAAGGAATTGGAAATTAAGTACTCAAAGCTCTCGGGATTAACCACAAAATTATTATAAATCCCGGAAGCTAAATTGTCTGATCCCAGCATGTAATTATCTTTAAAGTGGTCAATTGAAGATGTAACTATTCCGGAAGATAGACTGGCAAAATCACCGGAGCCGGACACAAATGTCCAGCTATTGATGTCACTTAGGCTGCTATTAGATCCTCTCTGGAATAGATCCTCTCCTATAATTGTTAGATCCTCATTAATAGGATAGCCCATTAGCTTTCCTGAATCATCTGTCTCAAAGGTTATAAAATCCTGCCGTCGTGTTCCCTGACACTCAAAATAAATTCTTTGAGTTGCATCATCTGCTGCGGAACCCTCACCCGCCTCATAAAAGGCTTCACCATCAGTTAAAGAGGCATACTCAATCCTTAATCTTCCTGCGGACATTTGTCTTCTTCCGCTCTCCGTCACAACGGCGTCCATTATTCGAGTCTTTTTATCAAGAATTCCAGCCACTAAGTCACCCCTATGCAATAACTATTATGAAGTAAAAATATCATCATTTTAACCAATTTTCTCAATCCTTACCATCACCCCTTGACCGTTGGTGTTTCCCGATGCGACCTGGAAGGAGTCATTTTGGGTCGGAGCGTTGGCATCTATAATGACACATCTGACTCTCAGCATAAATGCACCGCCTGCGCCGGAAACATCAACAGATGATATAAATGAGATGGGCCACGATGACCTATTTGTCGTACCTTGAGTCTCAATTTCCATATAGTGACCTGCTCTCGCGGACGAGAGAACTGTGTTCTGGTTATTTGTGTCACCAAAGAGTGATATATTTAAATCGCACCACTCCGTAGAGAAGTCGAAATTACTTCTCGTTGGGACTGTAACAGTTACAATATATGTTCCATCGTTGGGCAGTCCAATTAATCCTGATCCCGGTAAAGTCACGATTGTATCACCTTGAACTCCTTTAATTCCCCACCCCACTACAGTTTTGACGGAATTTGTGAGGTTGAGGTTCGCCGCTAAAGGTACAGTTAAATCAGCCTGGGAGTTGAGAGCTCCAAGATATGTGACTGCGTTTACGGAAGCTCCGGGGGAGGCCTCCCATACTGGATTATTGCCTGTGCCCTTTGTCGTAAGAACATGTCCTGTGGTCCCAAAACCCAACAATTCTGGGTCATTACCGGCACCGTATATTATAATGTCTCCCTGGGTGCCGTGCGCCATCATAGCGATTTCTACTGCATTCTCTTGAATTGTAGTGACACCGCCATTGTCCATTACAACATCGCCTGTAACACTAAGCCCGTTGAATCCTGACCCGTCTCCAATAAGGAGCTGCCCATCTAGCACTTCAACTCCAGCAATCTGGCCGCTACCCGAAGCATTTCTGCATAAAACTCTGTTTCCAGCAACATCACCAAAGGCTAGACCGCCCGAGTTACCAGAGATAATCTTAAGCGGGATATTCTCTGTGGAGTCAAGCTTTAGCTCAAGAGTTGAACTATCTGTGATGCCATTCGGAAAACCGCTAAGCTTCAATCCATTGTTGTCCGTGAGATCCACTTCGATTTTGTTTGGGTTGCTTATGAGAATCCCGGGGCCACCGTCAACTAAAGCGTCAATGGACTGGAAAGATGGAAGTGCTGCTCCACCATTTGAGGTGAGAACATCTCCTGAAGAGCCTGCGGTGACGATTTTGGGTTCGCTATCACTCAGCGCATTTGGAGTAAAATAAGAGATTAGCTCTCCACAATTTTGATTGTCAAGAACGATTTTATCAGATCCACCGCTGAAGCCGCCGTCGCTAATTCTAATCAGGCCGGTTGCGGGTGCGGTATTTACCTTGAGTTTTCCGGCGCCTGTTGCACTTAATCCGTTCCCTCCGATTTTTGAACAAAATGTATTAAACGTGCATTGCGCTCCCTGAGCTGGCTGGGCGTCCAGAAAGATAACTGAGTCCGCAGACGGGTCGGGATCGGTTTGGGTGAATTGGGCCAGATCAGACGTAATTGTGACATCAGCGCTACCATTCCAGTCTGTTGCTTGACCAAGCGAATCAGCTATACCCGTTCCAAATGTTAATGTGGATGGTGTCTTAATGACAGCAACTCCGCTTGAAGAGACTCCTATTGTTCCTGAGACGGTATCTGGTTCCACAGCAACTGTCTGATTTTGCTGGGATCCATCGTAAGTAAAGTCAACTATACCATCTCCGTCTTCTAGAGCGTTTGGAAGAACAGCATCCTCCCACGAAATTGCAGGACCGCCTATTACTGTGAGAACCTGATTTACACTTCCTACATTAAGTCTTGCAGGGTCGGGATTGTAAAAAAGGAGCTTGGGAATATTTGTTCCATTGCTGTGATGGAGCTGGACAAGATCAACTGCGTCGTTGGCGATTTTTGCCTGTGTTACAGCTAAGGGTGCTATCTGGCCTGTCTGAACCTGTCCAGCAGCAGGTGCAGCTTGGACTCCAGTAGAGTTTCCTATGACAGTATTAGCGGCAATGTCTGCAATATTCACCCCGGTAGAGCTTACACTTATAAGAGTTCCAGGTTTAACCTCGAGAGTTCCGTCGTCACCAGCTTGATCAAATTTCAATCCCTTGTTTGCCGTTAGCTCGACGTTTAATGTATCGGGTGTGGTCTGTGTGTCAAAAACAAGCCCTGCCCCAGCAGTGAATCCCGGTGTTGCTGCAGCCCAGTCAGGAGTTCCAGATACAATTGTTAGGACCTCATCA